TTTCTCTTGTTCTTTGGCGGCGGCGACTGCACCTTTCTGGCCCGCTACGTACTCCTGCACGGCACGGTTAAAAGCCTCTTGGCTCATTTTTCCGCTGTTCAGCATTGCAGCGTAACGCTGGATTGTGGCTTCGTAGTCTTTGCTGTAGCCGGATAGCTCTGCCAGCGCTGCGGCTTGGTTTTCGAGTTCTTTGGCGTATTCTGATGCTTCTTTTTTGGCTGCCGCTGCGCCTTTAGCGTCGCTGGTTTTGTCAAATGATTTACGCACTTCGTTGATGCGCTGTGCATACTTAACGGCGGTGATTGCACCCGCTTCCATTGCCTCACGGGCTGTGGCAATTTCTTTTGTCAGTGTGGCCTGGTTCTTTGCTTCTTTGCTTTGGTAGGCTGTTCCTGCTTTTTCAAAGGCTTCAAGTGCGGCTTTGCGCTGTTGGTAGGCTTCTGTTCCAGCGGCAAGCCTGGCATCTTCTTTGGCGCTGTATTGCTGGCTGGCTTTGTCCTGTGTCCCGAGTAGTGCGATTTGCTGGTTTGTGCTGTTGAGCTTGTCTTGCAATGTTTGGCGCAGTACGGCGGCTTTTGCCTTTTCTGCGTCGCTCATTTTTTGCGCAGAGTCGGCAGTTTGTCTATCAAGCGCTGCAATGCTATTTGTCAGTTTTCCCCTTGATGCCTTCAGCATGGTTTCTGTGTTGACGATGTCGTCAGCTACAGCTAGCAATGCGCCACCAGCGGCAACAATCCCAGTCATTGCAAGGATGACCGGGTTGGCCGCCATTGCAAGGCCAAGCACACGCACGGCGGCGGCTACCTTGCCGATGTTGCCCGCCATGGCGGCCATGCCGGCGACTGCGGCTACACCAGCGAGCCCACCTGTGATAGCCCCAAAAGCGGTTTCATTTTCGCTGATGGCGCTGCCCACGGTGTCAATCGCGCCTGACACGTCCTTGAGTACGCTGGCCAGCGCTGCACTTGCCCCGCTGGCTTTGTCCGCATCGCCGACAAACTTTACCGTGCTGTTGCCCAGCATGGTGAATGCCTGCCCGACTGTCAGCGTGGCAGACTCCATTTCTTTGGCCAGCGCAGGACCGGCCTTTTCCAGCGCGCTGATGACTTGCTGGCTGGTGAGTTCTCCGGCTGCACCGAGCTCGCGCAGTTTGCCAATGGGCACACCCAGCCCGTCGGCAATGGCTTTGGCCAGGCGCGGGGTTTGCTCCATGATGCTGTTGAGCTCTTCGCCGCGCAGGGTGCCCGATGACAGCCCTTGACCGAGTTGCACCAGCGCGGCCTGCATGGAGGCCGCGCTGCCTCCGCTGATGGTCATGGCCTGACTGATGGATTTGGTGACATCCAGCAGGCGGGTTTGCGATACGCCTAGTTCTTTTCCAGCGCGGGCGATTGATGCGTAGGTGTTGCCCAGCTCTGTGAACGATACCCGGCCCTGTTGGGCGATGGTGAATAACTGGGTGTAGGCGGTTTTTGCTTCGGCGACGCTGTTGCTCGATAGGCGTAACTGGTTTTGGAGTTGGGTGGCCGCGTCGGCCATTTTGACCAAGGCCATCACCGAGCCGACGGTGGCCAGGCCGGCCATGGCATTACCAAGCAGGTTGGTCTGTGTTGCTGCTTCGCGGGTGGCTTCGCCCACTTTAGTGATGCTTTTGGCCGCGTTGTCCAGCCCTGCGGCTGAACCTGGGAGCTTTAAGGCGTTGTCGATCTTGCTGGCTGAGTCAACAACCTTTTTAGCTGCGCCATCAACCTTGTTGAGTCCGTCGGTGACTTTATCCAGCCCTGCGGCTGCACCTGGCACTTTAAGTGCGCCGTCTATCTTGCTGGTTGAATTGACAACCTTGACCGCTGCGCCGTCGATCTTGTTGAGGCTGTCAACTGCGCCATCCAGCCCGGTGTTGACCTGCGCCTGGCCTTCTAGCGATAAGCGGATGCCGACTTCAGTCATTGCCATGATCAACCCTTTTTGTCTTGCTCGGCCTGCTTGGCCTTTTCCCCCCATGCGCGCAGGGTGGCGTTTTCTGCTGCGCGGATCCCATCAAAGGTGTTCTTGCGCTGTTTTGGCTTCATGCCGCATTCGTCCATGTAAGCACAAACACCGGCGTAATCCAGCCCCGTAGCTCCTCCCATGCCGGTGCGCCACTGGGTTTGCACCGCTTGCCAGTGCGCCCATGTTTTGACGTTGCAGGGCCATAGGTAGGCTTCCTCTGCTGGCGGTTCATCGTCCGTTGCGTCAGGCGATACGACCCCGGCCAGTACAACCGCCCATGTGCCTGCGGGCTGCTGATGCTGGCTTTGCGGGTCATCATGGGTCTGGGCCGCTACGGCATAGGCCAGCGCGGCTAGTTTTTTGCTTTGGCCCCGACCTCTGCGAGGTAGGTTTGGAATGCGACTGCACCGACACCGCTGATCTTGCACAGTTGGCGCAATGCCTCGTCGCTGTAGGGGACCGGCTTGTCGTCGTCATCACGCACGCCAGACCAGCCTTCAACAACATCACACAAAAAATCGACAATCTTGCTTTCGGTGTCGCTTTGCAATTTGCTGGTGATTTGATCTTGCTCCAGGCGCTGGCAGGTCAGTTTGAAGCTGAACGGCTGGGCAATGCCGTTTGCGTCGTTGATGGTGCCTTTGACGTTAAAGGCGACGGTGTTGGAAACGGTGATTTTGATGGCCATGGTGTTTTATCTGGTTGGGTTGCAAAAAGGCCCGGTTCAGGTGCGACCTGGGGGCGTGAAACAAAAATTGAATGCAGCGCGGGGTTTAGCCGCGCCGCTGTGGGCTTTATGCGCCGTAGCTGATGGCGCGGCCATCAAAGCCGATGGATGCGGTGATTTGCAGCGGGGTTTCTTTGCTGCCGATCTCGGGCACTTCGCTGCACGCAATGTTGCCGTAGCCATAGACACGGCCGCCACCGGGCAAAACCAGCTTGAATACGCATTTGCTGAACGAGCGGGTCAGACCTTGCAAGGTTTGGATGGTGACGTTGGTCGGGTCGTAACCCAGCTTCATGTCAATACCGATGGCCTCAAAGCCGACGGGCTGCTTGCTGGCCTGGCGTGAGCCGATGGGGTCAACCGTGCCATATTTGATGCCGCCGCCGTTGGTGGTGATGGTCAGTAGTTGCGGGATTTCAACCCAGTCAGAGACCTTTTTAGCCGTGCCTGCGCCCGTGCCTGCGGCATAGACGTTGGTATCTGTGGCGTTCAAACCAAGCAGGCTGAAGGTGTCAGCGCTGAGCTGGTCAACTTCAAACACAGCATCACTTGCATCTTGCCAGCCACTGGTTAGCATGATGGGGTCGCCGTCGGTGTAGCCGTGGCCGGTAGACGTGGCGACTGCCGGGGTGGCGTTGGTGATGGCCGAAACGGTTTTTTCACCGGCCAGGGTAGTAGAGAAAAAGCCTTTGGTGCCGGCGGGGAAATGGTAAGCCATGATTAAAAATCCTTTATGGTTGCGCCTTGCGGGCGCGGGGTTTGATGGGTTTGGTTTCTGTGACAGCGGGTAAAACTTCTACCGGCTTGGGTGACGTGTCAATCACCCAGCCAGCGCGCTGATGGTCTGCAACGCAGGTCGGATGCACCAGTAAGGTGTCTGCGGCCTTGGTCATGACAATCAGCGCGTCCATGGCGGTTTAGCCAAGCACAATGGCGACGTGTTCGCTCTGCACGACCTTGAAGCCGTAGCAAAGATGCAAGCGCCAGGTCACCATGCCGTCACCGGCGATTTGCACCAGCAGGTAGGTCAAGCCTTGGCCGTCGCTGATCATGGTGCTTTGAATCAGCGGGTTGGGCGGCATGACCGGCGGGCGCATGATGCCGACCACGGCGTTACGCTCAAATGCCAGATTGGCCGTGTAGTCGCTGCCGATGGTCATTGCATTGGCCGTGGCAATGGTGACGCGTGCGCCAGGGCGGCCAAGGCTGATCGTGCCGGGTGCTGCCACGCCGGTATTGACCACGTACTTGTTGACCGTGTCAGCGGCAAAAGTCACCACGTCGCCAGCCAGTACCGTGCCCGTGCCTGTCACCAGCGCGATGTCTTTGACATCGGCGGCTGTGGATCCGCTGGTAACGTAGCTGGTGCCACCGCCCTTGGTGTGGGTGGCAATACCGGCTGACTCGCGGATGCTGAAGCCAAACTGGCGCATCAGTTCGCCACTGCGGCGTTCTGCGTCTGTGCCGGCCTGGTAGGCTTGCTGGATGATGCCGAGCTTGCGGGCGGCAACGCCTGCGGTGCTGTTGATGCACAGTTGCAGGTCAGACAATGGCGCGCCGTTGTCAAACAATACCTTGCGCACGTCGGGGATGATGGCAATGTCGCTGGCAAAGGGGTTTGTGCCAGCGGTGCCCACTGCGCGTGATGCACCTTGCTTGATGGCAACAGCACAGGCAATTTCGGCTTCGTTGCGGATGGCACGCATACCCTGGGCCATCATCTGGCGGACCCATTCGGCATTGTTGTTGCCGTTTTGCAGGCTGCGCAGTTGTTCGCCTGTAATGTTCCAGGACACCATTTTGTTGGCCGTGATGGACACGTCAACGGTTGATGCGGTGGCATCAGCCCCTGCCGTGGTGGTCATGGCCGGGGTGTAGTCGGCGGTGCTGCGGGTGGGCGCGATGGGGATTTTGACGGTGTCGCCCAGGGCTACACCCTTATCGTCAAAGGATACGGATATACCGCTGATCACGCCAAAAGGCTCGGATGAGACCTCTTGAGCGGTTGAATACAGCAAAGGCTGTAATGCACTAAATACGTTTGCCATGGGTTACCTTTAAAAGTTAGGCTTCGGTGAGGGTGTAGCCTTCGGCCATCTTTGCGGCTCGCTCTGTGGGGCGTAGCGCATCAAATGCGGCCTGTGGCATGGTCTTGGAGGTCTTGCCACCACTGTCCCGAAAGCCACTTCCCGTGCCTTGCGGTGCTTTGACCAAGTGCGGCTTTTCCGTGGCGATCAGCTTCGCGCCGTCGCTCAAGGGGATAAACCGGCCGTCTTTGGTCTTGAATAGAAACTCGTCGTCTTGCTGCTCGATGGCGCGTGCCAGCAATAGCTCGGCTGCCTCGG